TGAAAATCTTGAAGGAACTGAAGAAACTACTGAAGAAAACACAGAAGTTGAAGAAACTAATAAAAATTCAAAAAAATCTAAAAAGGCTTAATTATGGGTTTTAAAGAAGAAGTAACTAGTGATATAGTAGATGTTTTTCTAAACTTGGAAGAGTTTGGAGACACACATACTATAGGAAAAAAGGAAACTGTCTGTGTTATCGATGAAGAGAGATTTCAGAACAAGCAGAGAAACAGAACTAGATCTTTAGAGAATGAGGGGTTATTTATTGAAGGAATGACTCTATTTATAGAAAAATCTTTCTTTAAATACCCGCCTCACTCTGGAGAAAAAATCTTAGTAGATGGTGTTAGATATTTAGTAGAAGAAGCTAAGGAAGACATGGGTTTATTGGAAATAGACTTAACGAGGTATGATGAAAAATGATAGGAGTTAAAGTTGAAGCTACTGGAATAAATGAAGTTATCAATACTCTTGGAAAATACGAGAGTGAGTTACCTAGTTGCATATCAAGAGCTATTAATCGGTCACTTGAGATGGTAAAAACTGAGCAAATCAGAAAGACAACGGAGTCTTATTTTGCACAAAAAAGTAAATTACTAAGTAGTGTTAATGTCTTTAAAACTAGTAAAAGTAATTTAACTGGCTCTATCATAAGTAATGGTAGAGTGATAGGTTTAGACCATTTCAAGCTAAATCCTAAGACTAGAACAAAAGGAAAAATAGTTCAAACTGCTGTAAAAAAAGGAGGGTATAAATCATTACCTAATGCATTTATAGCATATAAAAATGGACATCTGGGAGCTTTTGAAAGAACAGGTAAATTCATCACAAAAAATGGTAGAAAAAGAGAGACTATTAAAAGACTAATGTCAGTTTCAGCACCTCAAATGCTTGGTAGTTTATCAATACTAGAATATTTACAAGGCTATGCGGATGAAAAATTCAGAATGAGATTAGAACATGAGATAAATAGGGTGATAGGGGTATGATTATTGAAGTAGAGCAACTTATATTTGATTTCTTGACAGAGAAATTGCAAGATAAGAAAGTTACAGTATATCATGGATTATTGCCAGAAATTAATCATGAAGATAGAGAAGAAGGAAAGAGCGAGAAAGACCTCTTTCCTTTTGCTATTTTAAGGGTTACTAAGTTTGAGCAGACAAGAAATGGAATTGATAACTATGATGTACCAGTAGATTTAGAAGTGTGGATAGGCACTAAAATGGAAGATGAGAAAGATTACCTAAGTAACTTATCTATAGGAGACTATTTGAAAAAAGAGTTTTTAAATGAAAGTACAGTAGATGGAAAATTTGCTGTGGATCAATCATATCCATTTTCAATAGAATACTTTACAGCAGAAGCAGAGCCTTATTTTTATTCTGTTTGTAGATTTAGAGTATTTGGAGTACCTGACACATCAGAAGTAGTAGAGAGAAAAATCGCAAAACTGCTTGGAAGGGGATAAGAATGAAAACATATATTTACGTGGGTAAAAAGCTAGATTTACCTGAGTTTCTCTTTGTAAGAGGGACTGTGTATTTTGGAGAAGAAATTGAGAAACTTATTGAGAAATATCCACTACTTGGGAGATTATTAATTCCTGTAGAAGATTATCCAAAAATCAATAAGGACTATCAATATTTTAATTCAATAGTAGATGAAATAATAGGAGGTAGAAATGTATAAACATGGTACATACCAACAAGAAGGGGCTACAGCCTTTCAATTACCTGTGGTTTTAGATTATGGGCATTTTATAGTTGGAACAGCACCAATTCACAAGGTTAAAGCTGAGAACAGAAAAGTCAATGAAGTAGTGAGAATAGGGACATATCAAGAAGCTATCCAGTACTTTGGAGATACTTATGATTTAGATTTCTCTATATCACAAGCTATCAAAGTTTTCTTTGAGTTGTATGCTGTTGCTCCACTATATATAGTTAATATCTTAGATTTAACTACGCATAAATCAGAAAAGAAAACACTTGCTAACAAAGCACTTGAAAAAGGAAAAGTGCTAATACCAAGCCACAAAGTAATTCCTGAATCTGTAGTAGTTAAAAATGCAACAGGTAAGCAAGTTATATCTGATGCAAGAACTGTTTACACAGCAGAAGGATTAGAAATTTATGCAACAGTAGCTGGAAATAATGTGGATATAGAATACGAAGAAGTAGACTTATCTAAAGTTACAAAAACAGAAGCTATAGGTGGATTTGATAGTACAACAATGAAAAGAACAGGGCTAGAATTAGCAAATGAAATTTTCTTGAAATATAGTGAATTACCTGCTTTTATAGATGTACCTGATTTCTCTCATGAAAGTGATGTTGCAGCTATCATGGAAACTAAGGCTAAGACACTTAATGGCGGAATGTTTGAAGCAATAGCATTGGTAAATGCTCCAGTGGATAAAAAATATAACGAGCTTGTTGAATGGAAAGAAACTAACAATGTTTTAAGCAATGACCAAGTATTGTTATATGGAAAAATAAAACTTGCTGGAGAAGTTTACTATCAATCTATACACTATGCAGCTTTATCTATGAAAGTTGATGGAGAAAACAACGGCGTTCCAAGTCAGGGACCATCTAATTATTCATATAAAATGGACGCTTTTGTATGGAAAAATGCAAGTGGAAAATATGAAGAAGTTAGATTAGATAAGGAGCAACAAGCCAATTTCTTAAATAAAAACGGTGTTGTTACGGCTATCAACTTTAAAGGTTGGAGATGCTGGGGTTCTGAAACAGCTAAGAATCCTTTAGCAACAGACCCAAAAGACAAGTACATTTATGGTCGTAGAATGTTTAAATACATTGGAAATGAACTAGTTATATCGTATTTTAATAATGTGGATAAAAAGTTCAGTTTAAAAATGGCTGAAACAATGAAGAAATCTATGAATATTAGATTAAATGCTCTTGTTGCTGCTGACCAATTGCTGTCTGCTAAAGTTAATTTCTATGCTGAAGATAATAGCTTGATAGATATCATAAATGGAGACATTACTTGGACTATAGAGCTTGGAATAATTCCAGGAGCTAAATCTATAACTTTCAAGAAAGTTTATGATGTTGATGCATTACAAAAATTTGCTGAAAGCTTAACAGCTTAAAAAGGAGGGAAATAATGGGAAGAAAACAAATACCTAATGCTCTTATAGATGCTGAAACATATTTCAACGGATCTAATGACCTTGCTGGAATATCAGAAGTAGAATTGCCTAACATTGAGTATGACACAGTTACAGCTGAGCAAATGGGATTAACTGCTGAATTAGAAGTGCCTTTGATGGGACACTTTAAGAAGTTAGAAGCTAAAATAAAAATGGACTGTGTAGATGAGTCGATACTTGCAATTAATAATGGAAAATCTATTTTAGTTGAATGTAAAGGTGCAGCTCAAGCTATGAACAGAGAAACACACAATGCTGATGTTTATGGAATAGATGCAACTTTCAAAGGTTTAATTAAGAAAATGGACGGGCTAAAAATGAAGCCTAGTGGAAAATTAGAAACATCTATAGACTTATCTGTGACATATTTCAAACTTGAAATTGGTGGAAAAACAGTTGTAGAGATAGATGTACTTAACAATGTAAATGTAATTCATGGACTTGCTAACCAAGCAGTTAGAAAATACTTAGGATTAAATTAAGGAGGACTTAAATGAAAGTAAAGTTATCACAAACATATAATTTCGGTGGAAAAGAATTCAATGAACTAGATATAAATATTGAAGAAATGACAGGGAAAGATTTCATGCAATGTGAAAAAGAATTCAAAGCAAGAAATAAAGAAGCAGGAGCTGTAAAAGAACTAGAAGACTCTTGGGCTATAACTGTAGCAGCTAAATCAATTGGAGTTAAGTATGGAGATTTACTTAACTTAGTATCTATAGACTACTTGAAAGTGGTGAACGGGGTAAAGCGTTTTTTGAGTCAAGGTTGGGAAGACAAAGAGGCTCAGAAGGATACTACAGTGGAGGCAACAGAGGAAACTGGTGCTTAATCTATCTAGATATGATAACAGAGCTTTTAAGAGTTCTTAATTACTTTAAAGTTAATGTAAGCTACGATTCTATGTTGGATTGTAGCTTATATGAACTTGATTACTGGATAGCTAGAGCAAATAAATTTGTAGAAGAAGAGGAAGAAAGACAGAACAATGATGATTAAGGAGGTGGAGTAGATGGCTAAGGACATGAGCTTAATTTGGCAAATGGAAGTTGCTGGAGCAAACGAAACAATGGCTATATTATCTAAAGCAGCTAAATCTTTAAATGAAGTAAAAGACTCTACAGAAGATTTAGTAAAAACACAAAAAAAACTAGAGAATTTAGATAAAGTTGCAGAAGCATATAAGAATGCTAACTCTGAGTACAATAAAGCGGCTAAGAATTTAGAACAGCTTAGAAAAGCATACGCTAAATCTAATAATGTTACAGCAGAATTTAAAGAGCAAGTTAAGAATGCAGAGAAGCAAGTTGATAAACTAAATAAGCAAAAAGAAAGACAAAAACATGTCTTTGAAGCAGCAAGAAGTGCTTTAGAAAACGAAGGAATTAAGCTAGAAGGTTATAAGAAAAAGTTAAAAGAAGTTAATGAAGAACTAAAGAAGCAAGAGAAGTTGAAAAAGGATCTAAGTAAAGCACAAGCTATATCTGATATGGGAGACCAATTCTCTAAAAAAGGAAGTGAGCAACTTAGGAGAGGTGCTGCAACAGGAGCAGCATTAGCTATTCCAGTTAAATTCTATATGGACGTAGAAGAGTCTCAAGCAGATTTAAGAAAAATTCTAGGTAAAGAAGCTGAAAAATACTATGATGACCTAGCTGAATTATCTAAAAATGGCCCTCTATCACAAATAGAAATTAATGAAATAGCAGGTAGTTTAGCACAATCTGGAATAAAAGGCGAAGATATAGTAGCATATTCAGATATGGCTGGAAAAATGAAAGTAGCATTTGATATTTCTACAGATGAAGCAGGAACATTCTTGGCCAAAACAAAAGAGCAATTAAACTTATCTAAAGATGAGCTTTTCTCATACATGGATACTCTTAATATGCTGTCTAATAACTACTCTGTTACAGCTGCACAACTAGCAGATGTATCGGCAAGAACTGGAGGATTTGCTAAATCTATAAACTTATCTAAAGAATCTAATATGGCGTTTGCTACATCTCTTATATCTACTGGAGTGACTGCAGAACAGACAAGTACTGTATTAGGTAAATTGTATTCTGAACTTTCTCAAGGTGCTAACACTAAGAATAAAGCAGCTGCTTTAGAACAATTGGGATTTGACCCTAGAACTATAAATAAAGAAATGGCAGAAAATGCTGAGGGAACTATCTTAAAAGTACTAGAAAAAATTAAAAACTCTAATGTCGCAGACAAGTCAGCGTTAATCAGTGATATCTTTGGAAGTGATAAATCTGTAATCAACGGATTATCAGTGTTATCGGAAAATTTAGATGGAGTTAAGGAGAAATTAGATAAAGCGAAACAAGCTGTATCAGAAAATGAAAAGGTTAATGGAGAGTATGAAGACAGATTAAACACTTTAACTAATCAATTGAAGATATTTAGGAACAATGCTTTTAATGCTCTTGCTGACATTGGAAAGAGCATAGCTCCTGAGCTTAAAGAAACTCTAAATACTTTAAAAGAATTCGCTGGAAAGATAGCTAATTTTATAAAAGAAAATCCTAAGCTAGTGGCTTTCATAGTCAAATTAGTTGCTGGATTCGCTGCAATGAATTTAGGAATGGGGGTTGCTAACAAACTGTTATTAGGGCCATTTGCAAAAGGTGTAGGTTGGTTATATAAGTTTGGAGCTTTTAAGAGTAAAGGTGGAGTATTCTTTGCTTTAAAGAAAATGTTTCCACTAGCTAGTAAACTTTTTGGAACATTCGTAAAAATAGGGACTTTTATAGGAGGTAAATTCATAGGCATTATAAAAATGGTTGGTTTAGCATTAAAAGCTGCTTTTGTAGCTAATCCAGTCGGGCTTATAATTGCAGCTATTGTAGCGGTTATTGCTATTTTTGTCCTACTTTATAAGAAGTGTGAATGGTTTAGAAAAGGAGTAGATAAAGCTTGGAAAGCTATAAAAGAAGGGTTTAAAACTACTTGGACTTGGATAAAAAATAAATTTCACGCATTAATGGAGTTAGGAGCTAAAGTATGGGCTAAGATTAAAGAGTATAAGGCTCTATTTATACCATTTATAGGTATTTTTGTAGTATTATATCAAAAATGTGAATGGTTCAGAAATGGAGTAAATGCTGTATGGAAGGCTATAAAAAATGCTTTCACTAATACATGGCAATGGATAAAAGATAAATTCAATGCTTTACTTGAAATAGGATCTAATGCATGGAATGGACTAAAGAATAGTGCTACTGCTATCATAGATAAGATTAGAGAAGCTTTCAGTGGATTCTTTGATTGGATAAATAAAAAATGGGAAAGCCTTAAAAACTTTGGTTCTAAATTAAATCCTTTTAATTGGTTTAAAGGTGATGGAGAAGTAGCCCAAAACTACTCAGGTACTAACTACTTTGGTGGTGGACTTACAACTCTTGCTGAAAGAGGTGCTGAACTTGTAGAAATGAATAATAGCTCTTACCTGGTAAATTCTCCAGTTATGGCTAATTTACCTCGTGGAGCTAGAATTCTTAATAATTCACAAACTAGAAGCTCTTTGTCTTCAAGAGTATCGTCTCTAAAAGATAGAATTAGAAGTATTTCAAATGATTCAAAAACTGTGGTTGGTGGAGATACAATAACTATCAACATCAATGGTGGTTCTGGAAGTGCTACAGATATTGCTAGAGAAGTTAAAAGAGCACTTGAAGAAATACAAAGTAAGAAGAGAAGGACGGCGATAGTATGAAAAAAGTAAAAGTTTATAAGACAGTTAGTGGTGATACCTGGGACTTGATAAGTTATAAATTATATGGTTCTGAGCAGTATTTCCATCAACTTATGAGAGCTAATCTTAATTTACTATCTATCGCCGTATTTGATTCTAATATTCCTATCATAGTACCTGAAATTACACCTATTGCAAATGCCGTAGAAACATCTAAACTACCACCATGGAAAAGATAAAATGTATCAATATTGATTTTATAAAAGATTTATAGTACAATAGGTATTATAATTTTATTAGGAGGGCGTTATATGAAAAAAGTTTTGTATGGAGTAGTTGGGGTAATTATTGCTATATTTTTGATAGGTACTTTTGCTGGAGGAGATAGTGGATCTAAATCTAATTCTGAATCTGCTAAAACTGAAAATACCGATGTATCCAATAATTATGCAAGTGTTGGGCAAACTGTTAAGGATGACTATTTTGAAGTAACTGTTAATTCTGTTGAAGTTGTAAATAGTAAAAAAATTAATGACTTTGAAGAGTTAAAAGCTGAAAAAGATACAAAGTATTTAATAATCAATGTTACTTTCAAAAATGCCGACAAGGAAAGTAGAATGGTTGTAGACGGGTCAGTATTTATAAATTATAATGGAACAGAATATGAATATGACCACACTGAAACTATTTTAGAAGACGGATGGGGATTATTTTTAGAACAATTAAATCCTTTAACAGCTAAGACAACTAATATAGTATATAAAATCCCAGCAGAAATAACAGGAGATGTAATATATAAACCTGGAAGAGGATCATCTGAATTTTATTTAGGAGCTATAAAATAGAAATAAATAAAATCTGAAATCTAAGAGCAGTATAAAAGCTGCTCTTTTTTTATTGCAAAAAGGAGGTTGATAGAAATGGGATAGCAAGAAATATAAAGATATTAGTTTTCTATGAAGGCGTAGATATAACTGAAGAAATACAACCTAGTATTTCATCAATGACTTACACAGATAACTCAAAAAATGCTGTAGATGATTTAGAGTTAGACCTGGAAAATTTAGATTATAGATGGCTTAATGAATGGTATCCCGACGAGAATTCAAGACTCTTGATAGGGATCCAGCAGAATGAAAATGGGATATCTAAGTTCTTAGACCTTGGAATTTTCTACGTTGATGAGCCTACTTTTAATAATCAAAGACTTTCTCTCAAATGCCTAGCATTACCATTAGACCAGACTATAAGAGAGCAGGTTAACAGTGTTGCGTGGGAAAAAATAACTCTATCAGAACTATTATCTAAAATAGCAACTAAGCATGAACTAGATTATGAGTTACATTGTGATAATGCTTTCTTTGATAGACTAGACCAAGATAGAGAAACAGACTTAGGATTTTTAAAAAGAATTCTATCTGAAACAGCTCTAAGTTTAAAAGTTACTGATGATAAGCTAATAATCTTTAATGATGATGCATTAGTTGATAACGATAATATTGATATCTTTAATATTAAAGATTTTCGTATTAGAAGCTTTACACTAAAGAAGAAAAATCAAGGAGTTTACGACAAAGTCGAGGTTAGTTATTATGATGCAGATAAGAAGAAACACATTGTTGAGACAATTACAAAAGAAGAACTTGAGAAAAGAAATGAGGTAAAAAATGCTTGATGATGGAGGATATATAGCTTTTAAAAAGAAAGCAGACAAAACAAAAACTAAAAAAAGAGTTAAAAAAGCTAAGACAAAAAAGATTAAAACTAAAGGGAAATCGCAAGCTAAGAAAGTGGCCGAGAAAACTTTAAAGGATAGTTTAAAGCAAGAGTACTCTATAAACTTAACAGTTGATGGAGATGTTAAATACTGTGCTGGTTGCATTATAGAACTAGATGGCAGTTTTGGTAGATTTGCTGGAAGATATGTAATTGATAAAGTTACTCACAACATCGATGGAGACTACACTTGTGATATAGAAGCTTTTAAAGTTGGTGCTAGACAAAATGCAGAAGAGAGAGCAAAAGCAATTGATAAAGCTAAAAGAGATAAGGCAGAGAAAGAAAAGGCTAAAACTGCAAATACAAGAAAAAAAGAAAGAGAAACAAAAAAGGTGGTGAGTAAGAATGCTAGATATCTTGAAGCAAGGAGAAGTAAATGACATAGATATAGCTAATGGTAAAGCAAGAGTTATATTTCCAGACAGGGATAATAAAATCTCAGATTGGTTAAATATCCTGGTTCCATTCTCAGAATCACATTCGGATAACTATCATCTTGAGAAGGGTCAAACAGTTATAGTCTTATCATTACCAGATATGATGGAGCAAGGTTACATCTTAGGTTGTCCTATGAGAGCATCTGATATTTCAGAAGGAGAAGTAAAAAGGACATTCTCAGATGGTGGATTCTATTCTTACAAAGATGGAGTTTTGACATTATCGCCTATCACAAAAGTGGTTATTACAGCAGATGTGGAAATAAAAAAGACTTTAACTGTAGATGGAGATACTACTTTTAAATCTAATACAGATACTAAAGGTACTGCCAAATTAGGAAATATTAATCTTAATGAGCATACTCACTCAGGAATACAGCCTGGAAATAGCAAGACAGGAGGTCCATCATGATAGGAAGTTTAGGGGACATAATTTTTTATGCTAGCGACTTGAATGTATTTTCTTTAAAGAAAGAATTATCAAGAAGTAGAAAGGCTAAAATAACTCAACATGAGCCTATTTATGGGATTGGTAAAGTAAGACAACAAGGTAGAGAACTTATGGAAGTTAGCTTGTCTATAGAATTGATAGCAGGACTTACAAAAGCTCCTAGTTTACATCTGCAGATGTTAAAAGATTTTATGGAGTTGGGAAGATATGCTCCATTGATACTAGGATATCACGTCATTGGAGAGTTTCCATTTTTGATAACTGGGATAGACGAAACACTATCACATTTTAATGCAGTTACTGGAGAGTTCGATTATATCAATTTGGATATAACCCTATTGGAGTATGTAGATGACCCTTTACAATATCAAAAAAAGATAGAGTACAGACAAACTGCTAAGACTATTCTTGGAGTTGAGTATGAGGATACTGTAAAAAATCTACAAAAGAAGGTGTTTAAGTTATGATATATTTGATAAATTCTAAAGATGAAATAAACTATAACCCACAAAATGAGATAGAAGATGTAGTAAGAAATGTACATATGATACTAAGAGTTACAAAGGAAGAACAGCCTCTAATGAGAGAATTTTCTTTAGATAGCGATATGATAGATAAAAATATTCCAGTTATTAAAAATAAGCTTATAGGCTTACTAATGACTAATTTAAAGAAGTATGAACCAAGGGCACTGCTTAAAAATTTAGATTTAAAGTTGGAAAATAACGACTTAGAAATAATGCTAGAAATAGAGGTGATTATATGAACGAAGATACTTATGAAATTATCGAAGCTAATGCTGAAGAACTAAGACAGCAAATGCAAGAAAAGTTTGAAGAGTTGAGCGGAAGAAAAATCTCTAAACACTCTCCAGAAGGACTTATCTTTGCTAGTGTTGCATACCTAATAGCTATGAGAGAAGAAAACTACAATGATAATCTGAAGCAAAATTACTTAAAATATGCTAGAGATTACAGATTAGACCTGTTGGGAGATAGGTATGGAGATAGAGGATTAAGACTAGAAGAGCAATATGCTAAAGCTACTTTTAGATTCCATATCATATCTGCTAAGCAAAAGAAAATAGTTATCCCAAAAGGAAGCTTAATCAGATACAATGACCTTTATTTTGAGACAAATGAAGAGTATTCTATTGCAGAAAATACCTTATTTGTAGATGGAATTGCTACGTGCAAAACACCAGGAACAATAGGGAATAATATCCCTGTAGGTCATATCAATACAATGGTTGACTTATATCCTTACTTTTCTAAAGTAGAAAATATCACTATTTCAAATGGTGGAACAGACCTAGAAGAAGATGAGGTCTATAGAGAGAGATTAAGACTTGTACCTGACTCTTTTTCTGTAGCTGGGTCTGAAGGAGCATATGTGTTTTGGACTTTATCAACATCTCCAGAGATAGTTGATGTTACTGTTAAGAGTCCAAACCCTTGCGAAGTTGATATCTACGTACTTACAAAAGACGGAGTTCCTTCCGAAGAGTTGAGAAATCAAGTTTTAAAAGTTGTGAATTCTGATGAAATAAGACCCTTGACAGATAAGGTTACTATAAAAAGCCCTGAAGTTGTGGATTATAAAGTTGAATTTGATTATTACATAAATAAAGCTGATGAAATCAGTATTAACTCAATAAAAACTAAAGTACAAACAGCAGTAAATGAATACATAGAATGGCAAAAAAATAAGTTAGGAAGAGATATCATACCTGACGAACTTATCAAAAGATTAAAGCTTGCTGGAGTAAAGAGGACTGTTATAACATCTCCAGCTTACAAAAAGCTAGAGCCTCATCAGTTTGCTAAGTGTAATGCTAGTGTAGTAGTCAATTATCTAGGAGTTGAAGACATATGATATTAATAGATGACTTAAAATTAACAGACATTGCTGCAGTATCTACTTTAGATGATGCTACAACTAAATGGATATATGAGTCTATAGACTTCGTCTTGAGAGGTAGAAACTCTATCATAAATAGTGAATTAAAAAAGCTTGAAATGATAGATTTAATGAATGAGCAAGAGATTAATATGCTCTTATGGGAATACTCTATATACACTAAAAATGCAACTCTTGAAGAAAAGAAAAAAATAGTTAAGAGAGCTATATTTTCTAAAATTAATATGGGTACAACTAAGGTATTAAAAGACGTATGTGGTCTATTGTATAAAGGCTTTGATGTAAAAGAATGGACTGCTTACAATGGTAGACCTGGAACTTTTAGAATCTATACAGATAAGAAAATAGTAGATCCTGGAGAGTATAGAGAATTAATGGAAAACATAGAAGCTAATAAGAACGTTAGAAGCCACTTAGACTATATAGAGCTGAAGCAGATAAACGCATCTAAGTACTACATATCTGGTTTTAAAGAAGTAACGTTGTTGGCAACTAAGGAAAACAAAAAGAAAGACTTTACTGTAAATAATGCTATTTACATAAAAGCATATAAACAAGTTATAGGAGGTATTAGCAAATGAAATTCAACGGGATAACTAAAAAAGGTAGAGAATACTTGGCTAAAATTCAGGCAGAGAATAAGCCTATTAACTTCGTTAAGATTAAAATAGGCGATGGTAGACTAGACAACTATGATAACCCTGCGGAGCTAGAACATTTGATTAATCAAAAAGTTGAGAAAGGAATATTAACCCTAAACCAAGAACATGACACGGTTATTTTGACAACTAACATCGATAATGTGAGTCTTAGAACAGGGTATTATCCAAGAGAAATAGGTGTGTTTGTTAACGATAATGGGCAAGAGATAATGTACTACTACATGAATGATGGAGACGAAACTTCTTGGATACCACCAGAGACAGATGGACCATTCAAGATAGAATTGAAACTTAATTTAATTGCATCTAATGCTCAGTCTATAATTGTGGAAGGAGTTGGAAAAGATCTATTCATCACAAAAGAATTCTTAGAAACTAACTATACACAAAAGGGAGGATACACAGGAACAGCTCAAGAAATTGATGATAGAGTAGTTTCTGCTCTAGGAAAAGAAGACGGGAAATTTCCATTGACAGAAGCAGTAAAAGGTAATGTTTACTATTTTCCAGGGAACAAAAAATTCTATATTTGTAAGGAAGCACAAAATAGAAGAGTAAGTGTTCCAGATGGGAACTTTGAAGAGTTGTCTATCTGGGAAAATCGTAAGAGATTGG